TAAGTAGCGCCCTCGTATACGGTCACACTCACACTCTTAGTTATCCCATAGAGTTTACTCACACCGTTGACTTTTCATCCGCCGTACGCTTTGCGTTGACTCCTCGATTCACTTCAGAAAACAAAAAATGCCTTCAACATCCAACTTCCGCTTCAGTGCAAAAAACATTTTCCTAACCTTCGCTCAATGCTTCCTCCCAAAGGAATATATCCTTAATTTCCTAAAATCAAAGCCCAGCAGCTTCGATATTTTTTTTATTTGCGTCTGTTTTGAAACTCATCAAAACGGAGACCCCCATATACATGCTATGGTCCAAATGCGACGTCGTCTTGATACGACTAACCCAAGGTTCTTCGACATAAAAGACGAATTGCACGATAACAGAATATTTCATCCGCCGTTCGAACCACTTAGATCACCAGCAGCTTCATACCGATATATCCGCAAGGATAACGACTTCATTGAGGAAGGTGATTTCTCCACCAGCAGGAGACCACCTTCTAGAGACTTACAGACAATCTGGAGAGACATACTCCAAATCTCTACGGACGAAGATACCTTCTACCGCATGGTGAAGGAACATCGTCCCATGGACTATGTTCTACGCTGGCCAGCAATTCAATCATTCGCAAGGGATCACTTCCAACGTAGATTTGTCCCTTACACTCCCCAGTTCATCGACTTCCCAAATCTACCACATCATGTCAGGGCATGGGCTAATCGCAACATATTATGCGTGAGTACAGAATTTGTACGCATTAATTTATGCTTTGACTGCAGAGCACATCTGCTAACAGAGTCTGAAATTCCCATACGCTCAATGCATTACTACTACTGTGATGCTTGCAGGAGCCCGACGCAAAGCCCAACAGGCCCAAGTCCATCTTCATCTGTGGACCTTCTCGCACGGGAAAGACTTGCTGGGCCAGATCTATGGGATTACATAACTACTCCACCGGATCGTTGAAGTTTCATAATTATAATGATTTTGCTCTGTATAATGTAATAGACGACATAAGTTATAGCAAAATCACAACAGAAATAATGAAATCTTTATTGGGATGCCAAAAAGATTTCACAGTTAACATTAAGTATAAACCGGATAGGACCATCAACGGAGGTATTCCAACAATAGTTCTCTGCAATCCAGACATGGATTGGAGGGACATGATGTCACCTGACATCAGACTTTGGTGGGAAACAAACGTCGATGAGTACACCCTATCCCCAGAGGAAAAGTGGTTCGACTAATTTGGATTCATTATCCAAATTATTATGTACTCTACTTTTACCATCTCAATAAAAAGTACTATCTGTTGTTTTCTGAACATTTTATAACATTTGAAATGAAGTTGCAACACCCATATTAAAAACGGCTCATTACATTTCGCCTGTGCTGCGCAGCATATATTAATAAACATAATCCTTTTCTCGCGTTGTATTTCGCTCCGCAAGTATCGCTCTCAAGTTCGCTCCTATGCTCCGACCCACATTATGCCGGAGCCTTTTTCTTATTATCATTAATAATATTATTGTTTATTACACTTCCATGCCGTACTGCATCCGCCACCACCTCAGCAAATTCAACTGCATCCATTACAACCTTTCCTTTATTGGGCTCATTACCTGGCCCAATACCAACTTGGCTTGCACTGGGCCCAATCTCTAATGCATCCGCGTTTAATCGGCCCAGTTCCTTATACGGATAGTCCACGTCGCTACCACCAATGCTGGACTTACTGGCCCAACTATCACCAGCCTCGATCTCAAAACGAGGCCTGCTCGTTATTACAGAACTACCCCTGCAGAGTAACCTCTCTGCCTTAGGTATTGCCACGTGATGAAAATCAACATCACGTTCGCTAAACCCCCTCGATATTATTTTTATCGTCGGGGATCTAAAGTTAATATGGGTGCTGTGCTTAGCACTAGACAGCTTAACCCTTGCTTTCATCTTACAGAATCTCGTACCAGAACGTACATCACTATTCTCTACGGAATAAAACACTTCCCATGGCACATCGTCTTTCATACTGAAAAAAGAAGTTGAAAAAAAATTCAACTCCACCGCACACCTGATGGGCACCGTGTACTCTGCCTGTAACGTTTTATCCGCTTCCATTCGCATATCATGTATCTCAAAGCATACATTGCCACTAGCATTTGCTGGCACCTGAGGGGTGTAACTTATCTGACAATGGTCAATTTTTAAACAATGACCCTTAAGTCTTGACCAACTTATATCTCCCATAGAGGGGAATTCCAGCTTTATCATTGTCTTCTCATTTGTCAGAGGATACTCAACACGCTTACTGCTGTGATACTCATTAAACACCTTAATTTGTGAATCCGACATCCTGATTAAAAAAAACAACATTTGCATTAATTGGACGTAGAGTCAAAAAAGTACAATCTACACTGTGCTGTGAGTTGCATCACTTGAGCGGGATCCGTAACAGCATAATAAACGATAATCCCGTTCTCTAACGTGGTGGTCAAAGACCCCTCGTCATTGTGATCAAATAACACGTCACAATTTATCGGAACCATTATATCAAATGTTTCCTCGTCCACACGGAAATCTCTCCCTCCATGCAGGTCGATTTCCATATCCTTAATAACAATAAATCTGTCTCTATAATCCATCTTCACTAATGCCGTAGAGGGCTCTTTGTCAGCCATGTCAAACAATGCCTCAAATGCAACATGCTGACTGCCAGGGCGCCTATCCTTCATAACCCACAGTCTCATTATATTCGATCCAGCGATGGTCGCCTTATCCTGAGGGAGCCATACTTTACCCCTCAGTAATAATTTCGTCACCCGAATACGTCTACCCTCACGCTGACCAAAGTCATCACCTTTGCTGATATTTGATACTAAACCTGGCCCCTTGCCATCATGAGTTACAGTCGCAATAACGTCGACTGTATGGGTTTTACAAGGCCCCTTACATCCAACCGGAATCCCGCCGGACTTTCCCTTTTTCATCCGCTTCACAGTTTTTTTTGACGGCCCAATCACTCGGTCCATAGCTGGCCTCCTTCTCATGGGCGGAAATCTTCTCCTTGTCTGGGCCGTAGGAGGCCCATAAGTTCTTCCACTCCGCGTAGTCACCATTCGCCTTTACGCGATTTTTCCTGCCCCATTTGCGAATAATTCTTATCAGAATCCTATGCCTGTTAGCCAGGCTGTGCCTTTTTTCCAGAACATATCTCTTCTCCTCCATCATTAATAGCCTCACCGCCAACATACACAACAGCCCCACCACGTGGTCCGGCAGATTGCCAAAATCCAAAGGCACAGCACACGACATTTATAACAGATACGCAAAAGAAAATAATAAAAAAAACGGTGATACTCACCTTATTTTCTTTTATCTCCTCAAATATTTCAGAAGATATGCTCATTTCTAGGTACAAAAGAGCTGCAATTATTGCTCTTTTATACACCCCCAGTCACATCGGTACGATTTTTGAAGATGTGAAAGTGCTAACCACTTTCCCGCTATAAAAATCTACCTTTAATGTCTCACCGACCCCACCACGTGCTGTGTTATCTACAATAATTCAAAAAACCTTACCTTTTCTCTCTCCACTATCAATAAATGTCCTTTCTGATGTCTTTACTGACATCGCATTTATTCTCCTCCATAATACGTGAATCTCAACCGTCCATCTGTACATCACATTCAATGGTCCAGATCCTGCCACGTGTGACCGACGAGGGCGCTTGTAATATTA